TTGAGTGTCTAAAGTAACTGAACCTGTGCCTGTGCCACCCGAAAAATCTAATGTGTTTGAAAGATCATCATCTGCCCAACTTAAAGTTCCGTTTGCATCTGCTAGTTTTAAAATCTGTCCGCTTGTGCCTCTAGTAGCAGGAAACGAAAAAGTATTAGCATCATTATTAAACTGAATCTGAGTTGTACTCATTGACAAAGGAGAACTATTCCCCAATCCATCAGTTAATTGTTGGATACTTGTGGTTAATGCGCTTTCAGTAGTTGCACCAATCGACAGAACACTTTTATAGGTAGACGCAATTGATTTATTCGTTAATACTGCCATTGTCTTTAAGTTTTGATAAAAACTGTTTTAATTTTTTAATGTTCTCTTTCTTCGGTTTGTAACTCAAAGCACCCATCCGTTAAAAGTTGCATCGTAACTTGGATAAATATCATCGTTCACGTTTGATGTGTATTCGGGAAATAAATTCTCGTTGAAACACATATAATCTATAAACCTTCTAGCGTACCACTCAGCGTGTGTTCTTGCTTTTTCTACTAGATAGTCTACTTCTGTTTTATTAACCGTCTCAGCGTTCTCTGAGGTGTGTTTAAATACCCCTCCGTTCTTTACTTGATAAGCAGCGAAGGGAAGATAATCCACTTGGGCAAACCAAATTAAAGCAGGTTGAATAAATTCTCCAAGTAAATATTTATAATCAGCATAGGGAGCAGTGTCTATGTCTCCGTTTCCTATTATTAAAGTAAACTTATCGTAAAGTTTTGTACCTAAATAATTCTGAATATTTATCTGTTGGCTAATCTTGATAAACTGAATGAACTTATCTGTGTCAACATTTCCATCAAGAATAGAATTGCGAACTAGATCGGTGCGATTTATGAATAAAACTGTTGCCATTATTTTTTCTTTTTCTTTTTAAAACCTCCCATTTTATCCCAATAGGCTTTTGTGAATCCTTTGTATTGCATATCGTTAGGGGCAACAGGTACTAGTTGCTCATTTACAGGCGCTCTAAAGCCTTTTGATCTTGCTTCCTTTGTGGTTACTTCGGTTCTCTTTTTAATGCCCTCTGTGAGCATGTATGTCTTTCTAAACCACTTATGATGACACCTTGCACCGCCTTTATATAACCAAATAGAATAAGTTGCTGCACCCTTTACTCCAAACCCTGCATTAACAGGCTTATTCGTTAAAGCAATTATATCTTCTTTTCTGTATATTTTTTTAGTAGCAACCATTTTATCACAAAATTTTCTAGAGTCACCTTGAACTTTTAAAGGAGCGTATTGGTAACGAACTAAAAAAGTTAAGTCTTCATCTTGTTTAGTTCCTCCATCTTGCTCTGAATCTTTTGCCCAAGGATATGCTCTTCCTGTGCTTACTAAATTTGTTATTTTTTTAAGTAAAGAAGGTTCATTTAACTCAGTTACTTGTTGATCTAAATCATCATCGTTATCATAATCAACTTCCGAAACATCTATTAAATCATACTTATCTAAAAGTTCATCTTCATCTTCCCCTAAAGAAAGAAATTCATCTAAGGCTTCATCGTGACTTTCACAAGGCATATAATAAGTAACCCCATCAACTTCGTGTTCGTGATAACCTTCGCATCCTATCTTTTTAGCTTCAGCTTCTGCTTCTTCGATTGTATCGTATGCAGTTTTGCCGTCTATTTGGGAACTCATTTCAATTCCCGTCTCTTCTTCTATTTCTTCTTTGTTTTGTAAATCTTTGTCAACCTCTGTAAATTCTAAAGGTTGCAAAGTTGTAAAGTATAGATTTAAAGAAATATCATTGTAGGCTAGTATTTCATCAAATGAATCAATTAACAATTCTTGAAACGGACGGATAACTGTGTTGTCCATTAATAAACTTGCCGTCTTAATTTCTTCAGCGTTATTTCCTAAACCCGAGTTGTCTTTTATTCCTAAAAGCATAGGGGAAACAATCCGATGAGCAACCATTATCTTTTGAGTTGCTTCTGTTGAAAGGAAAGAATAAACATTATGTGCATCACTTAATTGTATAGGTGTTACATCAGCAGCAGATTCTTTATCATTATTAAAACTTAATATAAATTTACCTGCGTTTGATGTTCCCGAAAACTTAGATGCAATTTTAGTTTCCAATAACTGCCTTTCTTCTTGATTCGGAATCCCATTATTCATATTAATGAGCATATTTGGAGAAAATGAATTTCTTATATTATTGTAATGAAAATTCGAAATCTCTTCTTCAATCTCACAATATTGCAAACCCCCTTGATAATCGACAGGACTATAATAATAAAACCCTGCTCTGTATGGTTTAATATATAAAATCTCAATATTGTCTTTTGACATCCCAAATGCAGGGATTCTTAAAGGTGTATCACTTGGTTTTATGTTTGTCCAATCCTTAAAATAATAATAAGCAGGAACATCACCTTCTTCATTTGCCTTTTCTGCCCTTAAAGTTTCAATTGGAAAGTGTTCTACTTTGACAATCTTCTTTCTGTCTTTTGAGTAGATTATTTGCGCTGCACATTGTCCCATTAATTTTAAATCATAAGACAATTTTCTAACACAATCTTTTCCAAACATTGAAATCATTTGGGCATATTGATCGGGTTTTTTATTGGCATCTGTTGCGTTTAATCCTTTGCCATAAATAGCTTGACTTATGCCGTTTACGGCTGCGTTATTTGTGGGACTACCGTTATATCTATCAATTAAGAATTGAAAATAATTATTATCTTGTCCGTATTCAACCCAACTTTTATTCTTTACTTCTATTATTTCGGGGGATGTATAAGTGCTTAAATTAACAACTCCTATATTTGGTTGTTTTGTCACCCCAACAGGCAGACTTTTATTTCTTTTCATATTACGATATATTCATTGTTAAAGGAATCATCACTTGTAAATTGTCCCTCATTTAATTTGTAGTAATCGTTAGCAACTTGATTAATAGTTTGATCTGTACAGAAAATTCTATCCTTAAAAATTACATCTGTTCCCGATACTAATTTGAAATCATAAAAGTGATTAGAAACCAAAACAGGCGAAAAGGTATTCTGAAAGGTTACATAATTCCCCGATACACTTGCACCCGTAATTGTATAATTAACACTAACGTTTGTTGAATCATCTCTTATAGTCATAGTAAAAGTTGTTAACGTATAATCTCTAGGTATTACATAGAATGTTTGTGCCGTTGCGGATGTTGTTGCTATAACCATATTTAAGTAACGTATTTTTTTATCTATTTTGTTTTATGATCCACACCCAACACAATCAATTTCTGAATTAGAAGGTTTAGCACCGTTTATTTTCATTTTAATATTATGTATTTTATCCTTTATTTCCATGTCTGAAAACATATTGCCCGTTAATTGATTTTCTAGAGTTTTAATTTGAGAGTAAAGTTCGTTCATTTATAAATTAATTAGAGGTAAAAAGTAAATTAGACAAAAAAAAAGCACCCCCTATAAAGAGATGCTTTTAAAATAAATTAGTAAAAATTAAGAGGCAGGGGTAGGATTGATAGGAGAGGCTGCTGCCGTTACTCCTGCTGCCGACTGTACAAAGTACGGTGCGGTTTCTTCCATTCCTTCTAGCACCATAGTGAATCCCGAGAGGTCACCTGCGGCTGCTCCCGTTACAATAGTTCCACCTGTTAATTCCATTCCGTTTTCATAACCACACAAGAACAAATGTCCGTAGTAATCTTGAACAATTATAACAGGTCTTCCTGCTGCGATTAATTGAACTTGATTTTTAGTTAAGTTATCTAAGAATGTTAAAGTAAGGTTTAGTGTTTGAGTGTAGAAAGTAGTTCCATTTTCTCTAGAACTAGTAATTGTAGTTTCTAAGCTAGAATTACCTTTTACTTCATACTCATACCAAACAGGGGAATCAGTAAATGCAGTTACCTCGTTCAAGGTCGCAGGATCTGTTCCTTCGATTGTTGCCTCAACAGGGAACTCAGCAAAAAATACTGATTTAATTCCTCCGAAGGCACTTTTACAGGGAAGTACTCTTCCCGATGTTACGTTACAAGCCATGTTTTTTTTTGTTTAAATAAAAAAGGGTAGATAGACTTTTACCACCTACCCTTCTTTATGGTTAAAATTAATTAAGAGTATAAAACGATGTCAGAACCAATTCCGTACTGAACGGAAGCTGCAAATCGCATGATAAGTCTCACATTCTGCGAGCCATCCAAATCCCTCATGTCTAGCAACTTAACTTCGTTCTGATCGCTAAGTAGAGATGTTCCAAAGTATAGGTTTGATTTCTCAGCAGCTACCGCAGTATTGTTTGCTAATCCATTAGCAACAAACAAAGGAATACCACCGAAAGACAAAGGTGCGCCATTCTGATACCACAATGCTCCTCTGTTGTCAATACCACTTCCTAATGCACCCATTGCACCAACATAAGCCTTGGCAATGTTTTGTGATACATAGATATGTAAATCTTCTTTGCCAAATAAAGTAGCAGGAATAGCATCAACTATTTTCTGCATTTCAGCAACTACATTTCCAACAACAACTGCACCTGCAGTTACATCAATTACATCAGCATCAGCCGTCATGAGAGTTGTAAAGCCGTCAAACTCACCTGCGTTTGCGTTTACTCCACTCCAAATATTAGATTCTGTTTTAGCCGCTACCTCAGACGCAAATTGCCCTATAATAAAATCGGAGAACTTAGGAGGTAATTGATCAAAAGCAGAATATCCCATTTGTGCAGCCTCCCAATCAGATTGGAAAGGTGTGAGACACATTTCTTGATTTACTTGAAAATATTCGGGTTGAATAATTCGTTCAGTTAATGTAACTGATCCTGCGCTTGTGAAATCACAAGTTGCATCTACTACCAAGCCACTAGTTGCTACCTTCTTGATAACTTCTTTATACTTTATGTTTGGTTTTACTTCGATCCCACCATTTGCAATAGTGTTACCGCTTAGAAGTGCTGCGGAAATGTATTCTCCTGCGAACTCTCCTGCATACGTGCTTGTTATATTTACAGCCATTTTATTTGATATTTAATATTTTTTTAAAAACTCGATCCTTAGTACTCATTACTCTTTTAGGAGAAATGTGCATTTTTACTTGTTTACTTGAATCACCTTCGGGATTATGCTTAATAGCTTTTGCTGCAGGTTCAGTAGAAAGTTTTTGTTCAACTTCTTTTTTAACTTCCTCCTCTACCTTACTAGCTTCCACTTTGTCCGCTTTTAAATCCGCAATAGCATCCTCAAGATTTTTAATTCTTATTTCCATTCCTTTCAAATAAGCATCATCTACTTCTTCCAACTCAGTTTCTTCTGATAAATCTTTTTCTGATAAATCTTCTTCAACTAAATCTTCTGTTTCTTCGGGAACTTCATCACTCACTTCTCTAACATCAGCAATTTTGCCTTCTTCTTCAACAACTAAAAGTCTTGAATCTTCAAGCATATATTCACCAACGGGAAGTGCTACCTTTTCATCTTCGGTTACGATAAAAATATCATTACCTGCTTCAAATGATTCTGCTTCTACAACAGTTCCATTTTCTAATTTTAGGCTTTCTAGTTTAATCTCTTTCTTTTCAAGATCAATTCCTAAAACCGTTTTGATTTGGTTTAAAACTTCATTTGATTTCATAACTATATAACGTTTATTAAAATTTATTTTGCATTTTCATGCTTTCTTTTGAACTATGAACCACTCTATTCCATCGCTCCACAACTGAACACCTTCGTATTCTTTGTTAATTACATAAGGAGATGCTGAACCGTCTATGGTTGCTCCATTAATAGGAGTTAAACTAACCCTAGTATTGGATGTAAATGTTGAATCAGATATAAATCTTATTAATCTATTTGTGTTTGTTCCGTTTACACTTGGCAAATTAACCGTTGCATTTTCTACTCCACCTGTTGCAGTAAATGTGAACTTTATTAAAGTAGAACTAGTATAAGTGCTATCTGATAAATTTACAGTAGTACCATCTGCCACAGTTATATGTGTCTCAATTACATAATTATCTATATCACTTAACGTAGTTCTTTTAGTTGTACCATTTTGAACTAATGCAAAAGATTCATCTCCTTGCAATGCAGTTGCTATTGGTAAAGCAGATATTTTTGAATTTGCCATTATAATATAATTTTAGAATTATCCTCTTGCAGA